GGTGTTCCCCATCTGTGGCATCACTTCAATCATCTTACTCATTAATTCTTGGTTTTGTAATTGACTCTTTTGATTTTGCATCTGACTCTCATGATATTTTTCCAACAATAACTGGAACATCGTTTTCATTTCGTTACTCGAATTCACTAATTCTGTATTTGAAGAAACCATTTCTGTGTTTGAAGTCATCAATCGTTCAATGAGTTCATCGCGCTTGTCTATCTTTAGTGATTCAATTTCGGTGGAAATAACCGAATTGATAAGATTTGCATTACATTTCTGTTTGTGTTTCCATAATCCCGAATTGGTTTTAAAATTTTTATTACAGATATTACATTTGTAAATATCAGTTTTTTTATTTCCTAAATTTCCATCTAGTTTCCATTTATGTTTTGCAGTGGTTAAATGTCGCGAATAGTCTTTTTTATTACTGCAATTAAAGTTGCAAACGTCACAACAAAATATTTTGGGGTTTTTTGGGGTATTTGTTATTTCCATATATTTCCTATATATTGGAAATATAAAAAACCCCTAAACCCCTACCCGCAGAAATAATTTAATGATTCCAAAAAAGTGGTTGCAGTCAATCGCCATTGTCAATTTCGGAAACCAAAGCATTTTGCTACCAACCCGTTTTTCACGTATTTTTACGTTGAAAAACTCCGTGTATATCAATTTTTGGAACTTTTTAAAAAGTTCCAAAACTCATATTTCTCACTTACTTTAAACGGTATTTTTACACCTTCGCAAGATAATAAATATTTAATTTGCAGATCCTTCAAAGTACGTTTGTTTTACGTCTTCTTTTTGACTTTCCATGACATTTAACGAGTTTTCCTGGTCGACAATATAACTCAAATAATCACGTATTTCATTAATCGCCGAATTCGGCAAAAAAGATAGATTGACATATACACCACTTTTATTTTCGTTTAGTTTTACCTCACTATTGCCATGTAAAATCTTTAAAATGTCGAGTTGTTGCATTACCGATAGTTTTTCAACCTGTTGTTTTATTTTGTCTAGATTAGTAACGTCCATATATATTATATCGTATGGACGATTTTATATCGTTTTTCCAAGATGAAACTATACACCTGTAATTTATGAACTTTATTATTTATTTACGTAAACCATATAAACCTTTTTCTTAATATAGTATGGGGGAGGGAATAAGTACGCCCGGTTAGCTCAGTAGGTAGAGCGCTAGCCTTTTAAGCTTGTGGTCGTGGGTTCAATCCCCACATCGGGTGGAAGGGAAAGGTGGACGCCTCGGAAAGATCGCCACATCGGGAAATGGAGAAACAGTAGCTTGAAAAAGAGTAGCGGTGTCGATTGTTTAACAAAAATAAACCTCTGAGCGTGTGACAAGTTTTGAGTTAAATACCGGAATTGAGTGTTTCACAGTTCTAAGCGATGAGGGGGCTTATGACAAACCGACCTAGGCATGTCATCAAACTGTTATGTTCTTGTAGCTCAGTTGGTTAGAGCATCGGTCTTATGAGCCGAAGGTCTGCGGATCGAGGCCGCACTCGAACACTTGACCTGAATATGTCTTGAAACTATTCACCAGCACGGATGTCCGAGTGGTCTAAGGAGCCAGACTTAAGACCTGGTAGCGTATGCTGCGTGGGTTCGAACCCCACTTCGTGCAAAATTAAATGTAATCTTGTAAATTTAATGAATATCAACCGTACGTACAAAATTGATTGGTCTTTTCGTGAATAATGTATATCAAATGAAAAACCTAACTATGGATATGAATGCGTTAAACATAATGGATACATTGTGTCCGGATGCCAAGGAGTATATGTTGCGGTGTGCTGATAAAGGTATGGGGTATTTATTAAGCGCTGCCGGTGGGGGTCCAAATTGGATTGTCGTCGACGATGTGGTACATTGGACGGCAACTATTATTGTTCGAATGATGCAAACTGATACGCTGACGGATGGGTTGACAAAACGGGAAATAGACGATATATCAACAACGTTGATAGGGAACGACAAGCAAGCAATGGTGAATTTGACAAAAAAAGTGCAAATGTTCTTACGTAGTGGATAAACATTTGTATATTGCTCTTATAGTGTAGTGGTTATCACTGTGGACTTTGATATATGTGTTTTTCATATATGAAGTTATCCGCAAACCTGGATTCGAATTCCAGTAAGAGCTAATTGTATATTGAGTCTGTAATAAAAAGATTCACAACAAAGATTTTATTTTTGTTGTGAAAAATTACAATGTTATTATGTTTATTCAACAATACTTTCATATTTCCAAATATATCCTTTTGAAGTTTTACCCCTTCCATGACAACAAGCAGATATATTTGATTTTGATGTGCCAACGTATTCACCTGCTTCTTTACAACTATCAAATTTGTTTAACCTATTTCCGTGAATATCTAGTTGTATGATTTTTCGATTTCTATTAAGTCGCGTAGTCATAACCCGTTTATCGATTGCTGTTTGGCTTAATTTACGACCTTTTAAGGTATCGCTTATCTTTTTTTTAGTTATTTCATTATGCGGTATTCCTAGTTGAGGCTTTGGTATTTTTGCTCGATAAAATCCATTTTGATATCTAGTTTTCAAAGTATCCGAGATCTTCTTCTTCGTGTCTGCATGATGTCGTCCAGAATTACCTCCAAGTCTTATGTTATATCCGTTTGGTGCTAAAGAATTATATTGTTCTATGTATTTGATTTCCATATCATCCAATTGATTATCAAATGTTATACATACTAACTTGAATTCAAAGTTATCAACTCCATATTTTTTAAGAGCATATTTTAAATATCTACAATTATTACGTTTTTCCAAATGGGCTTTCCATCTTGATTCTAAGTCTTGTGTAGTTTGTCCTATGTATGTTTTAGAATCAATCTTGTTTTTGATTTTGTAAATATAACCCATTCTATATATTTACTAAACATTTTAATTTAAGTTATTTCACAGAAAAGTATTAATTTCCTAAATATCTTGATGTTTTTGTTTTTGTTTTTCTTTTTCTTTTCTTCGTAAATATGATATTCTATTATATTCTTGTCGTTTATCAATTGGAGTAGGATTAAACCTCATTTTTTCCAATATTTTTTCTTTATTCTTTTCATAATATTCCTTCTTATATGAAGGTGCTGTGTATTTTTTGAGATGATCTTTGGTTGCTTGTAGTTCTTGTTTAGTGGATTGTAATTCTTCTTCTAATGCCTTTATTTTTTCTTCATAATCCATTTACTAAATATATACATATAATTTTTAAATAATTTTATCAGATATTTACATATCCATCAATTTCGCAATGGCACAAATATATTTGTCATTCAATTCAAAACGGATACCGATCACTCTGACCGTAATGGTTTCACCCTCTTTCACTGAACCGAGTCGTTCATTTAAATGATGATGATCTCTTGCAACGAAGATTGTGAGAGGAGTGTAACCTTGAGGGTCGATGACTTCAGCATGGATACCTGCTTTGGTAACACTTTTACACGTACATTCGACCAACATTCCTTCCACAGGAAGACATACCATACATTCAAATGTTACTTGGTATTCAACATATTCACCATTGACATTTCCACTCGAATAATTAATTACTTTGATGGATTGAGGTTTGATAAACCCCTCATCGATACATTTTCCAGCAATATCATTGGATATTTTTATTTCTAAATTCTGTTTCACACTTTTCCCTATTTCAGTGATGTGAAGAGACACCTTTTTATCCAACATGGATTTCATGTAAACACCATATACTTTGCGTTCACCTGCATTTCCATCCTTGTTTTTTGTGCGACGAATGACTACTTTTGACATATTACCGATATATATCCATATAGATTTTAAATCCTTTATCAATTTTGTATTACTTCGTTGCGCGATATTTCGAAATCTTATTATATAACGCCTTTTCAGGATTCAAAAACCAGATCTTTTCTTTTTTCGTGCTATTAAATTCTCGTAACAATATCTCAATAATCACGCAAATACCTAATTGCATAATTTCCTTTGATTGCTCCAAAGAATACATCTCGCTACCTACTATTTGATTCAAGTATCGTAACAATACACTTTTTCCAGGCGTTTGGGCGCTTATACGTGTACCCACATTGTTTTGCATCTGCGTGACATCCTTTAAACGGAACACCATTTCGTTACCATTTCGGAACATATCAATAAAACCAACAATTTGATTGTATTTACTCGATTGTTCGTCTAGAATTTTCTGCAGTGAACCGGTGCGTTCCAACTCACGAATGTCTTCCGGTTCAGCAGGGATCCATGTAGTCGGATCGTCTGAAGATGGCATATAAACAATCCATTTTGTTTTATCTGCCATGACGATACCTGTCTTTCGTGAAGTAGTAACAATTTTAGTATCTAAATATTCTTTCATTATTTTTTCCTCATCCTTTAATTTTGCATCGTCAATAATCTTGGAATAAAAATGAGACACGAGTACCAACTTTTCTTCAGGCATCAAAAAATCAATATTATGCCGAATAACATGAGCTTTTATCGTTTCGAGACCAATTTTGTGAACGGATTGAATATGATTCATGACGCGACTCGCATGTCGATACCAATTTTGATCGGAAGATGTCATTTCATGAGTAGTTGTTGCATCTAATACGTTCTTCTTAATTTGTTGTAAAAGGGATTCGTATGTTGTTTTGTTCGCGCTTGTATTTTCATCGTCTTGTGTGACTGGTTTCTCTGAAAAGTCTTTTCGTAATTCCATATGCAAAGTATTTCGTTTGTATTCCACAGGAACCTTACGTTCAAACACGGTGATATCTTCATCATTTATCTCGATTGGTTGGAATGCGTAGATCGAACCACGATTGATTATGGAACCACGTCTGCCATATTTATCGACCACATACTCGTTTTTATTTTTCACGAATTTAGTGAGAGTGGCATATATTTGTGTAAGTGGATACTGTTTTGTCACATTCACATATCCAATGATTTCCTTTAAAGAATAAAATGCTTTTCCGTCTTTCTCGTCACGGAAAAGATTTGTAACACGCTGTCGAATACGTTCATCATTCGAATCTGCGTATTGTGTTGAATAAGTTGTCTTAATGATTTCACGATCCGGTATGGATTTCACATCAGGTCGGCATTGAAAAGAACAGTTTTCCATATAATCACACACATCACTAAACGGTTTGTCACCAACTTGAAAAGGGATTTTTTTGCGATCACTCGAAAGGGTTATTTCAATATTCTGGTTTCCGGCCAAGGTCGCCATTTCACTCACCGTAAAATTCGTCTGACCGATGTTTACAATGCAATCCACGGCTATTTCTTTCATCAATCTTGTAACGGTGCCGATTTTCAACGCCTTGTTCTTGGCTAAACGGTATACATATACGTCAGCAGCCTCTTTGTCTGTAGTATCTTTTAAAGAAGTACAATGCATATAAATTTCCACGTTTCTTTCTTCAAACGGTAATATACAATGACTCAGGTTTCGCACCGCTCGTCCAATAATTTGTTCGATGCGATTCATGTTATACCAAGGATCAAGAATATGAATTTGTCGAATGTTTTTAAAATCCAGTCCTTCTGAGCCCGCCTTGGAAATAATGACAACTTTTATTATAGAACCGTCTTTATTTTCGGGTGATATAATTTCCTTTAAATCCTCGGCGTTTTGAGGAGAAAATGCCTTATCCCCAGTAATTAATGTGTATTTTGCCTGTTTAAATTTCGTCTTGTCTTCTAATTGGCTTCTGGAAGTCATTGTCAATGCGTCGAGAGGGTCTTCTTTCGCGTTAGCAAAAAGATTGTTTGTATATTGTGAAGTACCGAAACGACCAAAACCCATTTCTTCCAAGGCAAGGGCAAGTGGGACAACACCACCGTCAATATATTGTGTATAAATCATGACAATTCCTTGTGATTTTTTAATGGATTGAGTTATTTGGGCCATCTTGGAACTATACTTTGGCAATTCCTTTTCACTAAAAATAGCACCATATTTTTCCAATATTTCTGGTTTATATGAATACCCATGTTTCATTGGATTGTTCTTGTCCGTATCATCGATATAATTCATCGTGCGGTAAAGACCACGTTTTCCCACCATGGTCGAACGAGGATCTTTCGTACCTTTTTCTTCGTCAACCGTCGGACTTTTTTCATCGTCGAATTCTCCTTTGGCTATTTGTCGGTCCAAATTTTCACTGGGGTAAACCATATTCAATGCTTCGAGAGGTGTTTGAAGCATACGAAATCCAAACTTGTCTAGATCGGCAAAATCGTGTTTTGATGATTCCATGTCCTCCTTTACTTTATTGATAATCAAATTGTATGCCTTTTCTTGGTATTCACCTATTTCATTTACGTAAAGTGGTGTATGTGTAAGGGGTGTCTCAATGGCTTTATCGTTCAACTGTTTGGTAGGCAAGGATATTTGTTTGACTGAATTTCCGATAAGTGCTTGTGCTGCATTTCCCAAATTTCCCAAAACGCTATTTGGTTCGGAAAATGTATGTGTTGGTGAAAACACATTGGGATAAACACGATAAGGAAATGTATAGGGATTTTCTCCACGAACATAGGAGATATATCCGATCATTTTTCTTTGCAATAAGCTCTCTCCACCTTCTTCTGTAACAACACCCTTTTCGTCCTTTTTTTCTGCTTGGAATTCGCCCGTGTTCGTAAATACCTCTCGAACATTGACAACACCGCGTTTATCATTCAAATTCATGAGATTAGTGAGCCAAATTATCTCCTCGTTACTATTATACATGGGAGTTGCTGATAACAGTAGAAGACGCATATTGCTCGAATATTTCGCGACCTTCATTAACATTTGAGCGATTTTGCCATCTGGATTGTCTTGACTCAGACGTATATTGTGAACTTCGTCTATTATAATTAATCGATTATTAAATACATGTCGTATATGTTTTATTTCAATCTTTTTTCGTTCTTCTTCGGAATAACCGGTGCTTTCATCGACAAACGTCTTTTTCTTGATATAATTCGCTAATTCAATGTAACCCATAAACACATAATTGTGATGGATCATATTACGTATTTGTGCGACGACTTTATCTTTGGGTACATTCTTTAAAGAAGTTGGATTGACCTCTCTCAAAAGAGAATTTCCAATACACGATTGGATATTCCATACACCATCTATTTCGCGTAATTTTCGCTCGTCAAACAATTGCATGCGGAAATTATCTTGGACGTTTGGACCAGCCACTACTAAAATACGCTGTTTTATACCTACTTGTTTCATATAAGAACGCGTTTCTTCGGCAATACCAATTGCACTACACGTTTTCCCGCTACCTAATCCATGATAAAGGAGCAAACTATTATAGGGTGTTTGAAGTGATAAAAAATTCTTGACAAATATCTGATGAGGCATTAACTCAAAACTCGCATTACACATTTTGTCCGAGTATTGACGTATATCATGGACCTTTCCATCATACCGACTGTCGTAAAATTCTTCATGGCGCGCGATTTTGAGTGAAAAATCGGGATCATCTAAATGAGGATAGAGAAAATCGTACTCATCACGTTGTTCGGCAATATCTCCTTCAATTACCTCTTTTTTTCTTTGAAAATCATTTCCCATATTCGCGTTCGCTGCTAACACGTCATCAATAATTACATTCTCCTCTCCTTTTTGAGAGGGTGGTAATAAAACGTTTTGTGTTTCGGGTATCTCCTCTAAACTACTTTCTTTGGACTGTTTTGCAGTTTCTTCGATCGGGGCTTCATTTAAAACGCGTGTTGGAATGGGTTCCATTGCAATTGGGAGCACATCCTCCTTCTTGGGCTCACAATCTCCGGTTTTGCGATTTCTTCGTGTACCTTTCGGACAAGGTTTTCTTCGTTTGACAATCGTAATATTTGTTTTTGGATATTTTTCACTGTCTTGCTGTTCCATTTAAATATGCGTATATAAATTAAACGTATATTTTCACGAAGAACGGTTGGTAAATTGGGTTATGAAACAATAATCTTGGAAAAATGAAAATAAACACTCTTAAAAGACTAGAATGAGAGTATGACACTATCCATTTTTTCTATGTTTTAGAGTTTTTATTTTCGATTTTCCAAGATTTTATGAATGCAATTAAAGATTTTCGATGGTGGTTTTATCACCATGACATTCGCGACAGTACGCAATCAGATTATCGGCGTGATTACTTCCTCCATCTGCTAAACGTATTTTATGATCTACTTCAAAACTCGCTTTTAATAGTTCATTGCAACCACCACAGCGCCATGCTTGACGAGACGCCACAAATTTCTTCTTGGTTCCACTTACCGATCTTTTGGTAGCAGTTATTTTACCACCCGATTGTTGTCCGGAATAATCGGATTGATTGGGAACTTGTAAAATAGGATTTGCATACATATTTTGCTGACCTTGACCCGAAAAACTACGTTTTGACGTAAAATCCAGTATAGGTGAAAGCATAGAGGTTGCATTTTTATCAACGGGTAAATATTTCAAATATTCATTAGAACCCATCAATATATTTTGAGCGTTCTTGGGATTTTTTCGGACCAAAATATAGAGAACAAAGGCCGCCACTACAACACCCGCCATTTGAGCGTATTTTTTATATAATACTAATTGTTTCAAATATTTTCCGTCAGTATGAATATGGAATAATAATCCACCGACTATTATCAATAATATAATCTCAAAGCGCATATTTATTATATATCGACAAATTTATGTATAAAAATAATAAATACCGACAATACACACCAAGGTAAAAAACATGACGATATACTCCTTGCGAAGACGGAGTTTTTCCGATAACTTGATTTGGACCGGTTTATAATGATTTCGATAATTGTCGAGTGATGAAAAGAGAGAAATTTCTTCTTTTCCTAATTGCAAATTACGTTTATTTTCGAAAAAATGCATCCACCGGATAAAGGAATCGCGACTATCAAGATACGGACTTACAGGAAACTCGTCCAATAATCTACTAAAGTCATTTGACATTTCTGGGTTTGGTATAAAGAGGGGAATGTTTTGTATAAAATCATAATATTTTCGTTTCGTAACAGAATTTGGAATCGCTGGATAAGTGTGTGCGACGGTGTGAAAAAAAAACCAAAAATGAGGCTCCCATACATCTCGATCAAACAATCGCGCATTCAACGGTTCAAAATCCGGAGGTAAATATTGATTCTGTTTTTCTATATCGTATCGTGCATCATGATTATCCATTAGAAATGGAAACTATATAAACACTATGGAATATAATGATATAGATTCTCCGTAATGCAAAACAATCCCTATTGTAATAATTGTGGAAAGAGCGGTCATATATTTAATTCATGCAAAATGCCAATTACCAGTATAGGTGTCATTGCATTTCGTATGAAAAACAGTCAACCGGAGTACTTAATGATTCGTCGAAAAGACACATTGGGTCATATTGACTTTATGCGAGGAAAGTACAACGTTAATAATAAGCATTACATTTTAAATATGCTAAACCAAATGACGCAAGACGAGAAAGAACGTATGAAAACAGAAAATTTCGATAAATTATGGCAAAGTGTATGGAGTAATGAACCGAATTTATCACCACTCTATAAAGGAGAGGAGTCAACATCACGAGATAAATACAATCAATTGTGTAAAGGTATAACAGTCTCAAACATACATTATACATTGCGAGATTTGATTAATGAGAGTTCGGAATTTCATCAATGGCAAGAGCCCGAATGGGGATTTCCTAAGGGGAGAAGAAATTCACACGAAAAGGATTACGATTGCGCGTTGCGTGAATTCCAAGAAGAGACTGGATATGATAAAAATGTTTTACACAATCTTCAGAATGTATTGCCATTTGAAGAAATATTTACTGGATCGAACTATAAATCCTATAAACACAAGTATTATATCATGTTTGTAGAAGATACCCTCTCAGAAAACGTGACTATATTTCAAAAAAGTGAGGTCAGTAAAATGGAATGGAAAACTTTCCCAAAATCATTAGAGTGTATTCGCGATTATAATGTTGAAAAAAAACAACTCATTACACGATTACACAATAGTTTGACAAAATATAAGGTTATATTTTAAATCCTCACTGGTATAAAGTGGAATACATTCAAGACACATATGTATAATGTAAATAATATGTGTATCTAATTACCGGTTTTGGCTTTGACCGTCGGTGTTCGTTGCAAATTTCGTTGCTGGTTTATCAATTGAGTTTCGAGGATGCGAATATGCTTGGCCGTATATTTTCCGTACAATTGAAATGTACGTAACGCTTTTGCACGCTTTGTTCTACGGGGTAATCGATCGTTCATGATAATTAAATTCAGAAGGGAGGTGTTTTGTTTACAAAATGCAATGAATATTATATAAATCAATTTTATAATATATAAATCCTTATATATAGGATGAATGCAAATCAAAAGAGTGGACCCTCTATGATGAAATATATCATAACAACTATCGCATTTACATTTGTTTGCATAATATTTTATAAAATATTAAGGAGTCCAAGTGGTGCCGATTATCATATACAGAAGTATTTCTTCACGTATATGTTTCCCCTCATTATGATTTTTGCTATTTTATTAAATCTTGGAAGTAACGAATCAAATCGCAAACCGTTTCTAGAAGTATTTGGTGCACTGACAATTGTCGGAATTGCCGTATATTATTATGCATTATCAAATGGTTCTTATTTAGATGTTTCTAGTGCGACAAATTATTTACTTATGATTGCCATTGGACTGGTAGGATTAGCACTAGTCTATAATGCTCTTGTTGGGTGGATGAGTCGCTTACAAGGGTTACCTGGATTTATCGCACAACTTATTTTCTATTTACCATGTGTATTATATGATGCATGGTTATGGCTATTAAGTCAGTTTACATTGACACCATTCGCGGTATATGGATTTATCATTATTGAAATAATTTTAATCATAGTGTATATATTCTTACCAAATATCACAAATACCATAGCGGGTACTAGTAATAGTGTTTTACTTGTCAAAAATGTATTACCATTGAACGAGGGAAAGAAAACAATCGCAACGAGTTCCATGTTAAAAGTCACTCCTAATAGCAACCAAAAGAAAATGGGTATTACCGAACCATATACTCCTAGAAATTATTGTATTTCCCTGTGGGTATTTACAAATCCCCAAGACCCCGCTAATTTTGCTTATTCTCGCGAAAGTGAAATATTACAATACGGATATCTTGACCGAAACGGATTGAATCAAGTAAAACCAATGATTACATATTACGGAGGTGGAAATACTACAGACCAACCCATGGAACGAAATAAATTCGTGTTTTATTTTGTCAATTATAAAGACATTCAAATGGAAAATATACTTAAAACGTACATTCCGGTAATTCAATCAGAATTAGATGAAACATCATCGAAAATAGCCGTTTTAACAAGCGAAATTGATGATCCAAAATTAACAGATACAGAAAAAGCAACAATGCAAGCAACGATTACACAGTTAAAAGAATATGCAGGTCGATTAACTAATACAGCGCAGCGGAAAATCCTTGATACTGATATTGATGCAATGGAAAAAATTAAGGCATCGGGGAAATTATCTGCATCACAAAAGCGTGACCTTGAAAAATCGCGAACTCAATTAGAAGCAAAGGAGAAATTGTTATATTTAGAAGATATGTTATTCCCAGATGAATTGGCGTTTTTAGAGAGCCAAACATATGGAAAAATGAAAAATACGTTTTATCCAATGACATTAACCGACCAAAAATGGAATCATATTGCATTAAATTATAACGATAACTCAGTTGACCTTTTTATAAACGGAGAATTAGAACGAACATTTCATTTAGCTGGAAAAGACATCCCTCCGCCGAATTTTGACGAACCCGGTCATCCATCATCCTTTTTACCTCAATATAGCGATTTAGACACAATTACAGTGGGAGATAAATATGGAATTGACGGCGGCATTTGCAATGTGGTTTACTACAAAGAACCACTTACACCCAAACAAATAACATTTATGTATAATGCTATGATGTATAGCGACCCACCCGTTCCAAGAGATAATGAAACCAAGAAAAACACATAATAAATTATAAGGACTATATATAATAATGAATTGGACTACAATAATTTTAGCAATCATTGTAATTATTTTGATTTACATCTTGTATGTATATTTCATCAGTAAATCATCCACTATCGTTCAATCCGCCAGTTTAAAAGGAACAAATCCAGCCATTACTAGTATCAATAGCGGTCAATCCACTCGTTACGCATATGGTATATGGGTTTATGTAGATGCTTGGAATACAACGAGTAACAAAATAATCTTTATGCGAAACAACAACATATCGGTATATTTAGACAGTGAAACGCCCACATTGTATTGTCAAATCAAACTCATGGATGTGGTTCAACCTCAAACAATTACCATTACTGATAACTTCCCATTGCAAGCATGGACGTATGTAACTGTGAGTGCCGATAATAATATAATTGATTGTTATGTCGATGGAAAATTAGTCAATTCTGTCAAATTAAGTGCATATCCTCAAGCACCTGGACCCATTGATAGTGATCCGGTTGTTTTAGGAAGTGGTTGGGACGCCTATGTATCTGGTTTCCAGAATTGGAGTGGACCCATTGGACCTCAACAAGCATGGGATACTTACATGAGTGGAACGGGAAGCGCATTTTCCGGATTCTTATCACAATACAGTATTAATTTGTCTGTGGATAAAAATAACGTTCAGCAGTCATCTTATACCATGAATTTATAAGTAGATGATGCTATACAATTTAGTGTCGCATATTGAATTCATTTTAACAATATAAATTTGGATATATATTGTTATTAATAGATTGATGTTATCAATTAAAAAATAACATCAATATATAGATTATGAGTTCGAATACAAGTACGATTCCAAATACAAGTACGAATACTGCCCCAGATATACCAGTCGCTCAACCGGTTGATAGTGCTAATGCAGGATTCTTGGCTAATGCAGGAACCGCAATAGGTAATGTAGGATCAAATATTTCCAGTGCTGCAACTGCCGCTGCATCTACTATTAGTGACAATGTATCTGCTGCATCCGACCAAGTATCAAAATCGGTTGAAGGATTTGGTGACGCTTCCGTTGTCGATGCATCAACCAGCTTTTTAGAGTCAAATACGTTAATCGCTAAATTTGCCTTTTTGTTATTTGTGTTGATTGCCTTCATGTTCCTATTAAATTTAGGCGTAATGATTATCGGTTATTTCACAAAACCCAAAACAAATCCTATGCTCGTTTCGGGTACATTAAACGGTGCAAGTAGCCTGATTATTTCACAAAATCCAAAAAACAGTAATGCTATCCCTGTATTAAGATCAAATAATCAAGCGGGTGGCATGGAATTCACCTGGAGCGTATGGGTCTTTATCAATGATATTAAAACAACTGACGGAGCCGATTATTCTGTTATTTTTAATAAAGGGAATGGCACATTCTTCGACGATGGACCGTTAAAGGGTATGTCAACGGTAACAAGTGGACCAGGATTATATTTAGACAATAATGCCTCTCAAGAAGGACGTGTTAATTTAGTGGCAGTAATGAATACTGTATCTAGCACAAATCCTCGCGAAACAATGATTATCAAGGACGTTCCTTTGAAGAAATGGTTTCATTGTGCTCTTCGTTTAGAAAATACAACGATGGACGCGTATATTAATGGAACTATTGCCAATCGTATTATCATGCAAGATGTACCCAAACAAAATTACGAGGATGTGTATATCTGCGCCAATGGTGGATTTAATGGAAATATTTCCAATTTACAGTATTATGCAAGCGCGCTCAGTGTGTTCCAAATTAATAACATTGTTGTTTGGGGTAGAGATGCAAGTTCGTCCGACGCAACTGCATCGGAAGACGCATCCGGATTTCCCTATTATTTATCAAACTTGTGGTACAATGCTAACTATTAGACCAATGGTAATTGTGTATACATTGATTTTCTATGTTAAAAAATAACATGATAGTATAATTATTCAATACTATCATGAGCGATTATATCACTAATAAACCTTTTCCTATATCCACGAGTCAGGTTAATCAGGATATTTATTGTGTTAAACCTTTAAATACCGATTTAAATTGTAACCATATTTCGAATCCATATTGTTCTCGTCAATTAACGACACGAAACGCCTATCTGAAATATGTAAATACACACCCTCCTCGAGCAACCATTTTTCCGGGACCTTATCCGAAATACACGTCCACACAACTAGATATACGACGAAAATCCGAAATATTGCAATATAACAAAAACGCCAATGTAACGACTACAAAACGAAACTGGAATCGATTGGCATCAACAACTCTAACCAATTCGCGTGTATGTGTATCGCGTTCTCAAGTACCGAAATCGTCTACTGTATCTGATGTACCCTTCCCAATCGTCGATTTATACTATGACCCAACCGTGCCATTATATAATTACAACCCAAATCCTAGCACGTATAATGAATCTCCATACCCTGATACAACGAATAGCACTCTTCAATTATCGATTATAGATAATGTATCTATTCCTGAAAATACATCCTCGTCCCCCATTTTCACCATGTTTTACATTTCTCAACCATCTATTGCAGGAGTATATACCTTAACCACACCCATGTCAATTGTGTTAGGCGGTTCATATTATTCTTTTTTAACAGATACAACAAAAGCAACCGCTAAAATAACAACACTCACATTACACGTAACAAGTGTTAACACCGATTCCGTGGAAAAAATCATCCCTTTAAGTGTCGATTCAATTGGCGAACTATCCATTACATTCGACCAAAGTGGTTCATTTGAAACATCCTTTTATATTGGCGCTGTTGTCGAAGATAATATACAATTAACGGAATGTCCGCAAACAAATTATAATTTTACTCTACGTGCATCAGTCAATACCACCCAGACAAACACAGATGGAAATCCTTCAGTAACGCCAATCAATATCCTATCGTCGGCTGCTGCAAATGTTACAACCGATTCACCGTTATTCGATACTCAAATTAATTGCAATGTTTCTACGGTCCAACCCACCTATCAATTACCGTCATATATAATAAATTCTTAAACGATCGATTAAGATCGTTCAGTATAATATTCTAAGCATGCTATATCCCTTTCTCGTTCAATACATTTCAATGATTCTTCGTCCAAAATAATGTCACAGTAAGATCCACCGCGGGTATTATCAATACCAAACATATGCATAAATTGCTTTACGTATTTATCTACGTCATAGAAATCAGTAATTTCCATAGTAAATACTATTTTACGTGGTTGATATAACTGAACGAAGGGATAATTTTCTTGCACTTTTTCGATGATCGATTCATCGCTATCTTTAAAATCAGTATATAAAAACATCCTATTTTGGTCGAGTGAAATATAGTACATATACAATTTATTTTCTTCCGGATTCTCCTTTAAATTCGGTTCATTATTCATCGCCACTCCACCATTACATAGTGAAAATAAGGAGTTTCGTATTTTTAACGTAATCTCATCTAGTTCATTTTCCATGAGTCGTTCTCTGTTTTCAAGCCACTCAAATCGCTTGAAATAGTCCGTTTCCCATGATTGACTTATTACTTCATTATCCTCATCCATATCATCATCATCATCATCCAAAATATTTCGGGTATCTGGATCTCCTTTAAACATATATTCTACTATTCGTGTCAATTTATATATTATTTTTGATTCAATATATAAATTATTTCTGTAAGTAAATTCCAGCATGAGGACCGACATAGGTTACGTTAGGGGTTCCGGGTATATTTCTATATTTACTTGATGCATAATAAGGGTTAGGTAGTGTGGAATAAAGGGGCGCATGGGTATAAGAGCCATACGTTTTAGGAATATATGGATTGGTTCCCATCGGAGGGCTTAATGATGCGGGTGGTGGACGTGGTGGAGGAATACCCCAATTCTGTTTATAGAGAACCGGTTCCGTTTTCTTTACCACAACAACCTCCTTTTTGGGAGTGTTCTTTGTGGAAATTACATTGTTAACATTCGCCTTTTGTAATTGAAGACATTCATCCTCATTCGTATACGTTTGACCGGATTCACATATTTCATTTTCATCTAACGATATGCAACTGCGCTTTCCGCCATATTGACCGACCAGACACCATGCGGAACTCGGCGACACAGTTGACATAGTGGGTTTTAATTCACTTTCGATTACTTTGTCTAAATCACCACTGGACCCTGTAATTGAACCCGTGATGGTAGACGCGATTTGTTCGGCTGTCTCCAACGAATTCGAGATGGGTTCACCCATATCCGGAGCAATCGATTGAACGTCATCTCGTTCAACTGTGTATATTGTATCTTGTTCTTCG